AGGAGATAAAATGACCTATGGTCGTCCTGGTGTCTATATTAATGAGACCACTCTCCCTGCTCTAATCGCTGGTACCGGCTCTGCAAACGCTGCAGGTGCTGTTATCGGTGCATTCGCTCAGGGCCCAACTGCACTAACCCTAGTTACTTCATGGTACGACTTTGTTCGTCAATTTGGTAGCTACAATTCGTCTTACACCGCTACTTTTGGTGTTGGACTGTTTTTCCAAAACGGTGGACAGGAGCTTTATGTAAAGCGCGTTGTTCACTCAGACGCTACCGCAGCTTCGGTAGCTATTACAAAAACTGGTGGAGGAACTGTTGCTACAGTAACCGCTAAGAGTGTTGGTACTGATGGTGCAAACCTTCGTGTTCAACTACAGACTGGTAGCGTTGTTAACTCTGTTCAGTACTACAACTTGACCGTTACTAGGGAAAATGTTGCCGGTACTGGTACAGACGTTACTAACGACACTGTTCTTGAAGTTTTCAATAACATTCGTTTTGATTCAACTACCTCAAGCGATTACGCCCCAACTGTTATTGCATACTACTCAAAGTACATCACCATTGCTGTATCCGATAACGTTAACGCTCCTGTTGCTGCTATTTACCCCCTAACAGGCGGTAACGATGGTACTGCTCCAACTCTTGCTGACTACCAAGCCGCAGTAGCTGTTGACGGTACTGGTGCATTTGACGGTATTGACCGCCCACTAGTCCTATTTGCTCCAGAAATCCAGACTATCTTGGGTGGTACCGATGGACCTACTTTTGCAAATAGCATGATTGCTTGGGCAAACTATGTTCCTAGCGCTTACGTAGTTCTAGATACTACTTCGGGTGTTTCTACTGCTTCACTTACTAGCTTTGCTAGTGCTCGTACAGCATCTGCTAACGCAGCTATTTACTATCCTAACGTTTACATGACAGACCCAACTGCTCGCAGCACAGCTGCTGTTCGCCTAGTTGGTCCTGCAGGTGCAGTGGTTGGTCAATATCTTGCAACTGATAAGGCATTTGGTCCATTTAAAGCTCCTGCTGGTTTGTCAACAAACTTGGCGGGTGTTGTCGGTATCGAAAAGACTCTTAGCAGCACTGACCTAGACACTCTAAACAGTGCTACCAAACCAGTTAACGCTATCCGTCAGCTTCCAGGTGCAGGTGTAGTTGTAATGGGTGCTCGTACTCTCCTACAGGATGGTACTTCAAACCGCTATGTCAATATGCGTCGTTCATTGATTTACATCAAGAAGCGTCTAGATGCAGCAGCTAAATTCGCACTGTTTGAGAACAATGATGAAATCCTATGGGGTCGTCTACGTAGCTCAATTGGTTTCTTCTTGAATGAATACCGCAATGCTGGTGGTCTTCGTGGAGCTAACCCAGATGCTGCTTTCTACGTCAAGTGTGACGCAGAAAACAACAACTCGCAGAACATTGCTGCGGGTGTAGTAAACATTGAGGTCGGTGTTGCATTGCAATACCCAGCCGAGTTCATTGTCATCAACCTCAGTCAAAAGACTGCTAGCTAATCGAAGGAGTAAAAACTAATGGCTACAGTAATTAACAACCGTTCGTCGCTTGCGACAGACCCAATCAGAAACTTTAGGTTCCTGGTTACATTTCAGCCTCTAGGTACCACTGGTCCTGTGGCAAATGGAATTGGAAAGGTTACTATGGGCTTTACCTCTGTTTCAGGTATGTCTGTAACCACCGATTCTATTCCTTACCGTGAAGGTGGCTACAACACTACCGTTCACCAGATTCCTGGCCAGACTACATTTGCTCCTGTTTCATTGCAGCGCGGTGTAATCCTTGGTACTCGTCAGAACTGGGACTGGATGCGAGCATTGTTTGCAACTGTTCAGGGTAACTCAACTACTGGTAACATCAACGATAACTTCCGTTGCGACCTAGAAATCCAGGTTCTTGCCCACCCAATTCCTGGTGCAGGTAACTACGACACTAGCAACCAGACTTCAATTCAACCTGGTGACCGTGTTGCAATGCGTTTCAAGGTATACAACGCATGGATTACTTCGCTTGCTTACTCGGACCTAAACGCTGGTGACAACGCTTTGTTTGTAGAGCAGATGACTCTAGTTCACGAAGGCTTTGACATGAGCTGGGGCGACGTAAACCAGGCTGGATTTATAGACGCACCAGCTTTCTAATACAAGTACTAATAAGGACAAATAAATGACTGACAATATGATATCCGCAGCTGCTAATCCAGACCTAGCTAACCAATTGCTAGCTCAAGCAAATGCAGGAGATGAACAACTAATACTACCCGCAGCAATCAAACCTCCTTCAGATGTAATTGTGACTCTTCCTGGTGGGTATTTACTACCCACCGGGGAGGTCGCAACTACTGTGGAAGTACGTGAACTAAACGGTAAAGATGAAGAGGCAATTGCTCGTACGGGCAACTTGAACCGCATCTTTAACACCATTTTAACTAGAGCAGTTGTCAAGATTGGCAATCAACCTGCAACTGAAACAATGATTGATAATATGCTTGTTGGAGACCAACAGGCTGCTCTGATTGGAATTTATAAAGCCACATTTGGTGACTCGGCAGTTATTGCAAGTTTTTGCAGTGGCTGCAACGATTGGAAAGATGTTGAGATTAATATCAATACTGATATCCAAAATCGCATATTTACTGACCCAGTTGCAGAAAGACGCTTTACTGTGAAAAGTCGTAATAATGAGTACCTAGTTACTCTCCCTACTGGCATTACACAGAAAGAGATTACTGCTAGCTCTGAAAAGAACTATGCAGAGATTACTACAACTCTTCTTGAGAATACTGTTCTAGAGATTAACGGGCGCCCAGTGCTTAGTAAATTACAGGTACAGAACCTAGGAATTGTTGACCGTAAGGCAATTACAGAAGAAATCGCTAAACGCAGCCCAGGACCAAAGTTTGAGGATGTAAAAGTTACATGCCCGGACTGTGAGTCTGAGGTGGTGGTTCCGCTTAACCTAGGAACTTTGTTTCGATTCTAGTATTGCTAGTTACGGACTTTTAATGGACCACTGGAAGACTTTAACCAAAGCCTTCCGTGGATGGACTCTTACGGAGATTCAGTTACTGACTCCTAGAGAACGTGAGAATTGGCTAGAAGTAGCTAGAGAGCAAGGAAAGGTGGCGAAGAAATAATGAGTGGACTAGATGAAAGCGATGTCTTACAAGAGTTTCACCAACTTAACGTTGAAGCTAAAAAATTCCTAGAGACTCTTAAGCAAGCTGGCCATGTTCAGACCTTAATGGCTAATACTGCATCTATGCACGGAGGTGTGTTTTCTGGTTCTGTAGGCGGCCAGATGAATTTGATGAGTGGCCAAACTCAAATGATGCCTACATCTTTGGCTGTACCTGTTTTAGCAGGGGCCAAGATGGGTATGTACTCTAATGTATTAAGCGCAGTTGGTAGAACAGTCTCTGGAATCAGTGCTGGTGCTATGGCGGGATTGCCTGACTACCAAAAGACAATGGGTTATGCTACTAACTATTATGGTGCTGCTCTTTCTGCTGGTAACATTAACCGAGGTGGCCTAGAATCAGCTACATTTAGCCGAATGAATGGCGGTATTACTTCCCCAGGTAGTGCGGCTATGAGTGCGGCACTTCTTGGTAGCAGCGGTATATCCATGACCAATGGTCTTGGCGGAGATTTATACAGAAATACTGTTAGCTCTATTCGCAATGCAGCCAGGTATATGAACGTTGATAACCTTCAAGCATCAGCATCTTTTTCTAACCTTTACTCTGGTCAAACATCTTCAAGTTTGATGCAAAACTTTGGTATTTATACTGGAGACGTCAAGACTGGTAGAACTTATACTCAAAGTGAAATTTTTTCTCAACTAGCTGCTCGTATGGGCCCTTATGCTGCTACAGCTAGCGTTGACGATATTAACGCCTCATTTAGAGCGGGTGGGTTAGGTGTTACACTTCGTAACTCTGGTCTTGACGAAACTCAACAGCAAATGTTTGTTCAGTACCTTAGAAATAAAGCCCAAGGCAAGGGCTCTACTGACCTTTCTAGCAATTCTTCTATGGAGCATGTTTACGGAAGTCAAACGGGAAATAAAAACCCAATGGAAGCCCAGTACAGCATTAACAGCTCTCAAGAGCGCACAATGGGTCAGGCTGAAGGTAACTATGTAGGTGGAACTCAGGCTGCTGCCGCAGCAGTAGATAGACTTGAGGCAGCAGCGGGTGCTGCTGCTCAAACTGTTCTTGGTTTTTCTAAAGCTCTAGCTACTGCAGTTGGTGGCAGTCAATCTGGTGCTGGAGCAGCCGCTGCTGGAGCGGCAGCTGCTGGTGGTGCATTAGATATTGGTGGAAGTATTTTACAATATAGAGCCATGCGTGGCCTGATGAGTAAAATGACAGGCGCATCTCCTGCAGCTTTAGAATCTGAATTGGCTGGTTCTGGTATTCTAGGAAAAATGGGACCAATTCTTAGTAAGGTCGGAAAAATTGGTGGGAAAATTGGTGGTGGACTATTAAAAGGAGGAGGTTTAGCACTAGGTGGTATGGCTGCTGGAGATTTGGCTAAAACTTTAGGTGGCCCAGACCAGCTTTCTAATGCGTTAAGCGGTGCCGGTAAATACGGTGGAATGGGAGTTACAATTGGTGCCCTTATTCCTGGCTTAGACGCCACTGGTATTCCAGAAGCTGTACTTGGAGGTATAGGCGCACTTGGTGGAGGTATTGCAGGTTATTTGGGTTACGGTGGTTCTAAAAACTCAATTGCTACTGGTGGTACTACTGATACAACTAAAGCAGTCAGTTTTATTGCTCCAGTAAATGGAAAAGTAACTACAAAATACGGACAAACTACAGATGCTCATGGTGTTGCTCTCTGGGGTGGACGTCCTCACAACGCTATCGACTTTGGTGTTGACCACGCTACTGTTGTAGCCTCAGCTGCAGGTACTGTAAAAGAAGCCAGCACTGGAAGTGGGCAGTACTCTTACGGTAACTATATTATCCTTGACCACGGTCAAGGATACACAACTCTTTATGCTCACTTAGATTCCTTTATGGTAAAGATTGGTGACTCAGTTAAACAGGGTCAGCCAATTGCTATTTCGGGTGCAACTGGTTACGTAACCGGTCCACACCTTCACTTTGAGCTTCGTAAAAACGGTGTTTCTGTTGACCCTTCTGGATTGCTTGGTGGAAACTTTGCAATCAGTGGTGGTGCTGCCAGCATCGGTAGCAGCGCCGCTGTGGGCATTGGACTTTCAAGTAGCCTAGTTACTACAGATGCAACTGGTATGCACCCTACAAGCCAAATGGCGACAGCTAAGGTGCCTTCAGCGTATTCAGGCGTAGCTAGTGGAAGTTCTTCGGGTTCAGCACATATTGGTATTGGAAAAACCAACAGTGTGTACTCTAGTGGCTCTAAAACGACTGATGCTGCTGGTGGTTCTCCTGCTAACTCTATTGGTGCCAATGGAATGCTTGAGTCTGTTAGCAGTGGCAAGAGTGGTAATAACGTAACTGTCCACCTAAACATTCAACAGGCAACTGAATCAGAGGCCCGCAAGTTCGCACAACTTATTAAATCGTATTTAGAAGAGGATTCTTTGACTGATAATATGGGAAGGCTCTAAAATGGCAAGTTCCACTCCTCCTACCAGAGGCTCCAGTGATACTAATGACCCAAATTCATACTACAATAAGTTTTATAAAACTAACCGAGACCAGGCTCAAACGTTTATACGTACTTACACGGACACTCAAACTGTAGTACAAAGTAGCCAAAAAGTTTCTAATATTCAAGCCGACATAACTAAAATTGTTGGGTTTATTGGCGGAATTAAATTAGCCGTTGCTAATAACAGTACTTATACTAGTTCGGCATCTGGGTATACTACTACGTATCTAAAAGCTTATAACGTAAAGACTGCATCTTTAAAAGTTTATCTTGGTATTAAGTTTACTGCTCTTCAGGATGGGTCTGATAGCGGAGGTTCTTATGCAGCTTTAATCTTTTCTGAGGTTACATCAATTCTCTCTCAACTAGACGCAAAACTTTCAGATTTAAATAACCAATTAACAGCTGCCTATAAACAAGTTGATACGGCTAAATCTATCTCTGCTAAACACAAAGCAGATGCGGCAGCTGCGGCAAGTGCTCCGGTTGTTTATCCTGGAACTAACGATACCAAACAAGTTATTTACAACGTTGGTAGTGTTCGCGAGGCTTACCACAGCGCTAATTCAAATTATTTAAATGAGCTTAACTTAGAAGTAAACACTCCTAAAAAAGTTTACGAAGCTCTAGAATTGTGGAAAGCTGTTCAAGGTCACTCAGGTAGTAGTAAGGGTATGATTCAAAGTTGGATTGTTCCACAAGATTTGTCTACTAAAGTAAAACCTGCTGGATTCTCAAACGTATCTGAAGTTAACAAAGCCAGATATGCTTTTCAATTTTTGTACAATCCTCCTACGGTAGTTATGCAATTTCAGGGTACTCCTGCGGTAGATATTACTTTGGAAACAAGCGGTAGAGATAAATTCCCTATTATGGGTTCCGGAGCCACTAGCAGCACTATTGCATTCCAAATTATGATAAATCGTATGCCTGATATGAAGTTTTACGACCCTACTACTCAGCTACTTTACACAGAAACTATGGGTAGAATTCCATCACCAAGTGAGTTGTATGGAGAGCACCCCCCAACTACTGAGGACCAAAAAGCTATCTACAACAAAGGCACTATGTATGACGTAGAGTTTTTGCTACGCGCTTTACTTGGGTATACTCTGCCAAACACTATTACAGGTATTCCCAGTGCTGACGTAGGTTACGTTGGTGCCTACCCGGTAGAGCTTCACTTAGGCCTTAACTTGCGTTATTTAGTTACTATTGATGGTTTTCGATTGGACCATACTGCATTTGACAGCAGAATGGTGCCCTTGTTTTCTACATTAAGTTTGACCTGTAGCCGTCTTCCTTATCCATATATTCCTAAGAAGAAAAAATGATTTATTCAGATAGTCGTTATTCAGATGGCAACATTTTTATGGCTGCTGATTCCCGTAAAAATGCGTACCAAGTTACAGTTTATAGAACATTTCCAAATATTAGCTCTGAGTTTTTTCTCTATGAATGGGTTCAGGGTGACCGACCGGACATTGTTGCTCATAAACTTCTAGGGAGTTCTGATTTTTGGTGGAAGATTATGGACATTAATCCTGAGATTAATAACCCTTTGCGTATTCCAATTGGTACAACCATAAGGATTCCTAATGGCTAATATTGCTGGTCAGGGTCGCAGAAGTACTCCTTGGAAAATTAGTTTCCCAACCCTATCCTCTCTATCTAAACAACCTAGAAGAGTTGAACTTGTTCAAAAACGTGGTAAGCATGACGTTTTAGTTATGGAATTTACCACAGTTAGCCCTCTATGGTTTGAGGTGGTTAAAACTGGTCTTCCAGTAGAGTTTACTTGGAAACAAAAAGCTAATACTGGTAACTGGGTTGGCTATGTATCTCACGTCACTAAAACTGTTATCTCTCAAAAAGAAAATGTAATGGAAGTACATTGCGTAGGTTCTACCTATCCTTTAAAAGAGCGAGCTACTAGAGTTTTTCAAAACACTACTATTCCAGAAGCCATTCAAACAATTGGCGCTGAGTTTGGTTTTAACGTTATTTCTGATGTAAACACTACTAGATTTGCTCAGCTGACTATGGCTGGCCATTCATACTGGGAGTGGATTCAAGAACAGGTTCAAAGAATCGGTTTTGCTGTTGTCATTGATGGAATGACTATGACTCTTAGGTCTATAGACAATTTTATTGACCAGCAGATTACTAGCACTCCCCTATTAAGTACAGATGGCAGCGACTTCCCGACTGGGGCGCAATTTTTTGATAGAACTTTAGACTATTTTAAAGTCTATAGTGGTGAAAACATGGAGCATTCTTTGGTGGGCCTTAGAGCGGTAAAGAATATTGCTGGAGTGGACCCTCTTACTAGTAAAGCTCATTTGTCTTCAGAATCACCAGATGTAGTAGGAACTAATCTTAGAGCTACTACAAGTAGTGTTCTTTTTAATGAGTACCGTTCTGATTCTGTCGCAAATTATTCAATGGAATCTGATGGCCTTGCTGCTGGCGCAGCACATACTGGAAGAATGAACCTTCCAGCTAAAATTAAATGCCAGGGTGACCCCAGAATTAGACCGTGGATGCCAGTGTATATTTCTGGAACTGGCCCTATTACTGATGGCTATTGGATAGTCATGGAATCTAAACATATGTTTGCCACAATTGGTGACTACCAAATTGAAGCTTTAGTAGCTACTGACGGTACTGGAAATTCGGTCCAAACTCAATTTAGACCAGCAACAGGAAGCCTTGTCGGAGTGCTAAACTTATCTGAGGAACTCAAAGGAAACACTAGTACGCCAAATACGTATACCAAATCTAAAGTTCAACTATCGGTACCTGAAACTATAGTGCAAGAAAAATCTCAGGGGTTTACTAGAACCCCTAGCAGATGGAAAATTAAGTAAGGAATAATATGGCTATTAAAACTGTGTCTGAAGTCACTATTTCCTACCCTTTTACAATTGATGTTTACGGAAATATTGCTAAAACAGATGACTACATTAAAATCTGGAATGACCGGGTTTTAATTGCTCTTAATACTGCTAACGGCGAAAGAGTAATGAACTGGGATTTGGGCACTCAAATTCCCTATATGGTTTTTAATTCTGCTTCTGAATCTGCGGTAGAAACCGAAATTAGAAAAGCCTTTTTAGACTTCCTTCCGGCTCTTTCTTTAGATGACATCAAATCTTCGTTTGACATTAACACGGGGACTATTACTGTCAACATAACTTACTCTTTGCCAAATAATGACCAAGTAACTACTACTGTGGGTGTGGTTACTGTTTCTGGAAATACACCCCCTTATGAGGAAAATAAATGACCGCTGGCCCATCTCCAATTCCTATTTCTATTGACTACACCAGTCGCGATTACTATGCTCTTCGCGCTGACCTTATTAAGCGCGTTCAAGACCGTGTCAACACAAACTTAAACAAGCAATGGAACGGCACTGATGAAAACGACTTTGGTGTTGCTCTAATTGAAGCCATGGCTTACATGGGCGATATTATTAACTATTATATTGACCGTGTAGCTAATGAGTCGTCTATTATTACAGCAACTCAGCGTGAGAGCCTATTAAACTTAGCTAGTATTTATGGGTATAACCCATCAAGCTATCAGTCAGCTTCTACCACAATAGCGTTTAGTAACACGACGGGTTCGGCAATTACACTACCAGCCAATACAGAACTTCAAACATCAGTTACATATAACGACACTATTCAAAAACCAATTTTCTATACTCTTGACGCAGTTACTGTTCCTGCACAATCTGGAAGTACTCCTGGTACCGCTTCAATTACTGCTTCTCATGGTGAAATTGTATCTATAAAAAAGAACAATGCTTATGGTGAAAACGTGGGAACATCAGACGGTACTTCTAATCAGTCGTTTTCGCTATCTTATAATCAAGTAGTACAAGGTAGCATTACTGTATACGTTCAGCGAGGTTCGTATTACGATGTTTGGACAGAAGTACCTGACGTAACTCCGTATGGTCCAGCTGACACAATTTTTTATGTAACTACTGATGCAGATAACATTGTTTCAGTTAACTTCAGTGATGGGGTTTCTGGTGCTATTCCTACCAATGGCTATAATATCTATGTAGATTATACAATTGGTGGAGGAGTTGTTGGTAACATTCCAACAAGCCAGACATTTACTCTTTACTCATTGCCTTTGGGTTCTAGCTTAACTCTTCCAATTGCTGGCCTTACTGCAACAAATAGCTCAGCTGGTATTGGCGGTATTGACCCAGAGAGTTCGGACTCAATTAGAACTAATGCGCCAATTGCAATTAATGCTCTAAATCGAGCAGTATCTACTTCAGATTATAGTTCTTTGGCATTGGGCTTTTCTGGAGTGGGTAAGGCAAATGTAAGAACTTATAGTGCCACTTATTCAGACGCTAGATACGCAATAAGCCTGTATGTTGCCCCATATAGAAGCGTCGGTACTGCTGAGACTTACCCTGGTTTTGATTCATCTGGAACAACTGCCCAAACTGAACTAAGTACCTTAGCAACTAGTCTTCAGGCATACCTGCAATCTCGTGCTATGCTCGGTATTTCTGTAAATGTTTATTATCCAGCATATGTTGACGCATTTCTTACGGTTAAATTTACTACTCTTCCGCAGTATACGTACCCAGTTGTTCGTGACAACATAAAAAAGGGTTTTTTAGATATTTTTGACTACTACTACATGAACTTTAAAGACACAATAGCTCCAGAAGAAATTGAGGCTAGATTAAGAAACGTAACTGGTGTTGCTACGGTTCAGGTATTTGTTCTTAGGGCTGGAACACTTGGTGGTGGCTACCCAAGTGGTAATGATACTCGAGGTACCCTTCAGGGTCTTTACAATCAAATCTATGCGTTTTCTAATAGCACGGTAAAAGCTATCCCCGTAGCTTCTTTGTCTGCGTTAGTTGTTAAAGACTCAACTTCTGCAACTATGACCCTAAGTCCTGCGTTTAGTCCCGATATTTTTGATTACTATATTGCTGGAAATACTAACACCACGGTTACGGTAACTCCTACTATTCCAGTATCCTATTATGCCAACCAGGGAACAAACACAGTTGGTGCGGACACTATTCAGGTAAATGGAACTACTGTAACTTCTGGCAGCGCATCGAGTTCTATTTCTACCCCATCAGCAACTACAACTAATATTCCCGTGGTAGTTACTACTGCTGATTCACTTACTTCTCAGACATATAATATCCACATAACTCGCGCATGATAAAAGACGAATTTGGTAACCGTAGATTTTACGGGTTTTATAGAGGGATTGTTTTTGATAACAACGACCCTCTAGGTAAACGCCGCCTACGCATCCAAGTTCCTCAAGTATTATTTGATGCAGTTACTGATTGGGCCTGGGAAGTAGAAAATACAGGACAAAATTTACCTAGTATTAAAGACGGTGTTTGGGTTACGTTTGAAGGTGGAGACCCTTCATACCCAATCTGGACTGGAACTTTTGGAAAAGCTCCTGAGTCAAGTTTTTCAGGTTCATCGGTTTTAATTGACGGCGGAAGTGCTTAGGAGATATTAAATGACAAATGCTAGATTAGATTACTCAGTATCTCCGGTTACTGTAACTGTTTTGGATTACAGTAAGGTTGAAGTTAGATGGGCTACACCAACTACCGCTTCAACAGGTGTTACTGGGTTGCGCTTGGTTAGAAGTACTGATGGTTTTTCTGAGACTCCGGAAGATGGAGTTATTTTATTTACAGATTCGACGTTAACTAACTCTGCTCGATATGATGCAACAAACTTGTATTATTATTTTGTAGATGATGGCTCTGTATCACCACTAGTTGGTGGACAATATATCTTTTATAACTTTTGGGCGTTTTATAATGGTCAGTGGCAAGAGGTAGGAAGACAGTTAACTGTTCTAGCTAAAGACGGTACAAATTCTGCACTAACGAGCTTAAACAATGTTAGCACTCACGATAGATTCATGGCCTCTCTTCCACGGATTTTAACTTCTACTTCTCAAAACTCGCTAGATGAAGTAAACACTGGTTCTGACTTGTATGTTTTTCTTAAAGGTTTTTCGTACACTTTGGACGAGCTAATAACTAGCGCTAACTTAATTAAGCCTGCCCAGAATTTTAGAAAAGCCTCCCCAATAATTTCAACTTTAGCTTTAAAAAGTTATGGGTTTATTGAGGAAACCGGATTACCAATCCAAAACCAAAAAAAGCTTGCTGCTAAAGCGCTATACATTACGCAACGTAAAGGAACTTTATCTGGGCTTCAGGCTTGGTTGGAAAGTGTTACTGGGTTTAACACGCAAATAACCACAAACCAGAACTTAATTCTGGGTATTTGGGACAGCTATTTAGCAGTAAATACTACTTCTCCTTATACAAATAATACTGCATGGGCTATCTCAAATTACAATGCACCTTCAAATGGTCTATCGGCACCATCGCCACAGAGTCAATACGCACTGTCAAGCTATGTAAGGACTGGGTCATACAGCTACACCACCACACCACTAGTTTTAACCGCAAGTGGTGCGGATATTCGAGTTACAGTATCAATGGATACAGTTTATAACAGACCTCTTATTCCAGTAGTTGGTGGATTACAGTACGATTTTTCAGCGTATTTTATGAAAAGCGCGATTTCTAACGTAGTTACACCTGATATACAAGTGACTTGGTTTGGCCCAGCTAGTGCAACCAACTCTATTTCAACGTCTACTCGAACTACGTTGACCGCATTAACTACATCATGGTCAAGGCTTACAGCAACTTATACAGCTCCTGCTGGAGCTACAGCTGTATCTATCCAGTATCGAATTACCCGTACTGGTTCTTCAGGAGCTGATTCATATGCATACATGTCTCAGATGCAAGTCTCTGTTTATGATGGCACAACTCACCTCCCATATTATGAACCTCGTGGTGTATCGGTAGTATTTGAACCGCGTAAGGCAAATCTGTTACACAGTCCATCATTTGAAAACGCAACTGCGGGGGCTGGCTGGACAGTTGCTAATGGAACAGTAACTGCTCCGTTGCTTACGGATGGCGGAGGACCTACCGTTTATGGCAATGGAACAAAAAAACTTCGTATTGTTAGCGCCGGTAGCGGTGTAACTGCTCTGTCACAAAACGTTACTGATGCGTTCTTTAAAAAATCTGGTGCTCGTGCATATACATTTTCTATTTATGCAAAAGCAAGTGTTGCCAGTACTATGACAATGGGAATTGGTTTTTATGGAACTAGTCCGTCTGTTGTTCAAAACATAAGTTTGACTACAGGTTGGCAAAGATTTTCAGTTACTTGGCAGCTACCAACTTCAGCAACTGGAGCAAATATAAATGTTTACCTTCAGTCTGGTACTCTGGCTGGAGCAACTGTAGAGTTTGATGCAGCACAGCTAGAACTAGGTTACTCAGCAACAGAATACTTTGACGGTAACTCAAAGTTTGGGTATTGGACCACGTCTGTTGGAGAACAGGACCAAACCGCTCAGTCTGTTCAATATCCAAATCTTGAAATAAAAATTAACCGTATTCAGCAAGATATATCAAAGTATTTGCCAAACGCTACGCCATATTGGATTCAATACTACGGTCCGGATAGTTTCATTAGATATTCTGGAATTTCGTAGTAAGATGTCCTTATGGACCTTTTAATTTTTGTAATAATTACCGGAATGGCTGCGGCCTACACACTCGAACTTCTCACGTCTTTGCTGGGAACGTTCATATCACCAAGAATCATTAAACAATTTTTAACACTTCCCCTTGCTATTTTGGGCTGCTGGCTGTTTAATGTAACTGGACTCACTTTAGCGGTTGCGAGTCCAGCAGCAGCATTTGTGGCATTAGCCATCATGCTTTTCATAAACCGCCCAGTCAGCGTGATTACACAAAGACGGTAAAAGGATAAAATGGAGAACTCAGACGAACTACTGTTGCTCTCCCTAAACCACACTGAGTTGCGCACTCTTTTAGCCATGCGGCATCTTGCTGACCGCAGAGGCTTAATTACTGCAACCATGGAGGAATTGGGGGAGGTTACCGGATATGGCCGTGAAAGCCTACGC